GTAGCATTGGAGCAAAGCATTGGCTAAAGTATCCAAAGGCAATAGGTCAATTGAACCCTTTAAACCGCCTTTTTCACTAAACGCCATCCACTTGTCAACGGGAATCAAGGTGTTGTTGTCACCCTCGGTCAACAATCGTTGCAATGCGGGTACGCTTGCATCGTAAACACCACGAACACGCAAAGACTTGACCAAACCATCAATTCGGTCACTCAAGATGTCCAACTCATTGGCTTGGTCTTGGTAAAGTACGAAATCTGGCACGGGCACAAGGCTATCGCTTGTCATCGTTGCATACAAAGGCTTGCAACATGGGAAAAACTGCTCTAATTCGAGTGGATCATCCCGTACATCAATAAATTTGTTGCCTTGTTTGCTGAACCAATAAACCTTGGCGGTTTCTTTGTCCCACAACTCGCAAATTTTTGCCCGTGTGTATTCTCTTTGATTGCTTGCGTAGTTTGACAAGGGGTCAGGGCCGCTATCCAATGGGATGTTGCGTGCCGCTTCCTCACCAAAACGCTCAACCAATGCGTCTTTGGTCATGTAAACCCAACGCCATACTTGGGTCACTTCCTCCCATGTACGGGCAACGCTATGGCCGAAATCAGCCCAATGGACGTAATCAGTCGGTGCGCATTCGTACTCAATTTGCTCCATCGGCTCGACTTGACCCGCAGTGTAATCCTTGGTTTCGGCCTCGTCCGTATCTTCGGTGACTTGCAAGCCATCATCGTTTTCGGGGGTTTCGGGCATACCAGGCACTTGGACAACGTGCGGCTCATAACGCACCCATGCCACGCCACGGCCACCCAAGAACCGATCCTCAACGGCATGACGCATCGTGCTTCTAAAGTCGGTGTAATGCTCTATCTCAAAGTCCAATGCACGCTCAACCAATGTTGACGCTACACGGCCAATCGGGTCATTGTCCCCAAACCTTCGGCTTACATCGGCCTTGGGCATCTTGCTATAAACAGCGGGGATTAGGGTTTGTACGTTTGACCAAAGAATATTGAATTTGGCCGTGTCATTGCCGCTTGCGCTTCGTGTGTCATCCCTATAACGCCTAATGATCTTCTTAGTGCGTGCTTCCCACTTCTTGAACTCGTTGTCGTAAGTGGCTATGAGGGTGTTGTACTTGTCAACTTCCGTTGGGACTAATTCAGCCATTTTGTTTCCTTATCAGCAAATCCATGCGGCTGTCATTTGTTTTCGGGCTTTGCAGTCTTAGCAGCTTGTTTGAAATCTTTAGCGGTTGGGGCGTCTTTACTGCCCACTTTGTTCATTTTCTCGCCTGAACCCGCTTTGATTCGTTCTTGTTTGGCCAAAATATTGGCATAAAGTCCAGCTTTAGACATGATTAAGCCGAGAAAATGCCAACGGCAAATACTTCAACGCCCGCGCCTGTAGTGATCTTCCATGCGCCATTTCTAGATCGAGCGTTTAGTTCAATGTCGTATTGACCGATGCCACCACCAGGCGATGCGGGCAGTATCGTATGGCTAAAGCCCGAGCCATCAAGGATGATGACGTTGCCAGTTGCCGCAGTAGTTACCGTGCAAGCAAGGCGGTGAATGTAATCCCCCGCTGCGCCCGTGCCACCTAACACTTGAGCCGTTTGGCTTGCGGCAACGTGTTCATATTGGTATGCGTAAGGTGTATTTATTCCACTCATATTCGATTGCTCCTAGCGGTTTGTTTGTGGATTGCCCACATATCGTTCATTGTGACTTCGTTTTCAGGGCCAACAATCAACACTTTACTCGGGTCTGGCGGTTTGTCTTTCGGTTCTTCCCGCCAACTAATTGCTAACATCCTCATTGCATCTGCGGGGTGACTTGTCCAATCGTGCTTTGGCGTTTGCCTGAAAGCCTTTTTGTCCTCGTCATACTCACGCTGATACTGTCTCAACGCTTCTATGCCATCTGCGCACTTCTCGGCATCAAACCAACATCTTGGCAACGCCATCCTCACGGCTTGTATGCCATCTTGAACGGTCAAACTAGGCACAATCGCCAAGTTGTTAATGCCCAAGTGTGCGGCCATTTGCTCAATCACAGACTTCCCACCGCTTGCCAAAGTCCTAGCTCTCGCATCATGCGGTAGGTAGTGTTTTCCGTAATTGTAGGGTTTTTCTTTGATTTTGGTAACAAATTCTTCAATTGTTCCACCAGAAAGGGCAAAAAAATCAACAATATGGATTTCACCCGCAATGACTTGATACCACCAAATCGCCGTGTCATCGGTATGCCCCAAGTCCCAAGCCGTGTGTGTCTTGACCTCAATTTGGTTCTCAACCTTGGTTATGCGCCCGTCCTCGCTTACCTTGCGCATCTCCGTGCCCCATATCGCACCAATGATGGCCGCCTCAAAGCTGCACTCATACTCTTGAAGATACTGATCTTCCGCTAGTTGTGCCCGAGCCGCCTGTAACTCGGATTCGGGCAACAACTTGGATTTGCTTGCGGGTAGGGATAAGGAAAACCACTCATTCGGTAGTTTCTTGCTTGTTTCGTAGATGTTCCAAAACTGATTCTTACCCTTGGGCGTGCCCCCAAAGACGCACCACCCCTGTTTATCGGATAAAGCGGGCCTCACCACGTTACCCCACACGCTAGGCTTAAAGTCTCCATATTCATCAAGGTAGAGGCCATCAAAGCCCAATCCACGCATGACATCGGCATTGTCCGCACCAAATAGCCTGATCTTTGCCCCGTTTAATAGTTCAATGATTAAATCGGCCTCATTGCTTGACTTGGTGATTGGACGGGAAAAGTATTTAAGGTAATCCCATGCCACGCTCTTGGCTTGGCTTCTATACGGGGCAACGTACCCAAACAAAGGCATAGGGCTTTTGCAAGTGATGGCCGCCCTGATAATGTCGTTGATGGCCGCAACCGTCTTGCCCGCCCTTCGGTGAGCAACTAAGCAAGCCCATCTTTCGGTTCTAGCGTGAAACTCCCTAAACTGCTTTCTAGGGCTATACGGGATTTCTATGATTCCGCTTGCCATTTAATGACCATTTCTTGTGGGCCACCATCCGCACCCGTAACTTCCGAGCGTGCTAACTTGGGCACATGGTACTCAACAACGCTTTGGAATAGCTCAAACGCCTTGGCGGGGTTTGGCTTTACATCGTTTGTTGGATCACCCTCGGCCACGGCATCGAGCCATTCTGCGAGCCTGTGAGCGTTTTGATCCACAAACAAGGCTATGGCCTGTCTTGCCTCTTGCGTGACCTTGTTGGGCACTCCTGACGGCCTCCCGTTGGGGTTATTCGTCCAACCCTTGCGGCTTTGTTTAGTTTTGTTGTTTTCACTCATTGCTTGCACCTTGTTGGGTGAGGGCGTTGATTTGGTCTTTGCTTATGTGTGCGAGAAAACAGGAAAATTACACACTCGACATCCTCAATTGCCTGTTTAACCGCCCTCGTTCTTTTTTCTATCCATTGCCTTCATTGCCTCGGCTAGGCGTTTACCCTTATCCGCTTGATTGTAGTCTTTCGCTACGCTTACGGGGATGCCCATCTTTTTGGCAAACTCGGGGTTATGTGCGGCTGCGGCCATCATTCTTGCTTGTGCGGGTGAATGGCTTGGCATGGCTTAGTCCAAGAATTTAAGTTTGTATAGGGTTGAGTCTATGTTCTCTTGAATGTTATCCACAAGTTGATTAAGTTCCGAGTCTTGTGGAAGTTGCTTTCTTATGTCCATTACGAACTTGGATAGCACTTCAAAATACTTGATTGGATCGGGATTGGGGGGATGGTACTCATTGGGGAACTTCTTTAGTTGCCCGTACTTGCCCATATAAGCCTCGGCATAGGCGTCCGTTTGCTCTACGATTAGGTCATAGAACGTGCCAAGAGCCATGTGTTTGCTAAAGCTATTGGTTGTCCAGTGCATCAAGTGTGCGTTTGTGCCGCAGTGCAGTAATGCAAGGACAAAATTTGACACATAGCCTGAGTATTTATCCATGCTTTTTCCTAAAAAAAGTGGTGAGATTGCATTTTAATACAGTCTCACCACAAGGCAACTACAATTTTAGTATATAGGAATTGGGACATCTTTAGGCCATTGGTTGTTGTTTACCAACTCATCCACGGTTCTTTGATGGGCTTTTGCCCACATCTCTTGACGCTCATCCTTAGTGAGATGCGCACCTTGGTCTATCTCGTAGTGGCATTTCTGGCAAAGCGCAGCCACTAGGTTGTCATCGGCCTTGATGCCCCGTCCTTTGCCACCGCCCCAATTGGTGTGTGCCGCTTGAACCCTGTTATCGATGCCACAGTTTTGACAAGCTAAACCCACTACTAGCTTTAGGAGCTTCTGGCTTCTCACATATTTGTGTTTCAGATATTGCATATTCTTGGGTTAAAAATTTATGGCCATTGATGCAGATGCGTCTGCGAGTGACAAATTCAGGCGTTGATCGGGTATCTAAAACTTTAAGGTTTTCAGAACTACAGCGGGGACACATCATATTTATTCCGTTGTTTTTACGCCTAAACGCTCACTGGCTTGCTCTGAGCGCCATATATCCGACTTTATTTGAGCCGCACGCAGTTTCCATAAAAGGGTCTCCTCTTGCAAGATTGCTTCAGCCAGACCGTGTAAAAGTTCCTCGTACTCGGGGTGAGCATAGGCTTCACGCTCTTGTGCCACGGCAGAATCAAACCCTCTCGTCATTGCGTCTTTCATAAGCAATGCTTTTTTGGTCTTGCGAAATTCCTCAAGAAAAATACGTTGTGATTTAGCAACACCAAATTTTGGGGCTTGTTCCAAAATAAACTCAATCGCTTTGTAAGGGGCTTTCACTTAACTACTCCAATCATGCGTAAAGCGGCTTCAGGGCAATCTATTCTTGCCAATGTACT